GTAGAAGTCAAGATTCGCACTTCATGTCGCTGTAGGACTTTATTCCATCGGGTTGGTAACCCGTGAATAGAATAGCCTAGGCGACTGCGTAAGCCGAAGACTCCCGATCCCATGTCTGTCGTGGCAATGCCACGAGGCAGGGTCGACGAAAGCAGATCTGCCGTCTGATGCCAACCACCTTCGTAAAGGTTGTTGATAGTCGCGACGGTGCTTTCTAGGGATTCAGGTTTGCCAGCGCGGAGGGTACGCACGTATGCGGGTGTCACTAATGAGCCCGCAAAGGCGTCAACCCCACAAGACTCCCGGAATAACCCGGTACCAAAAGTCTTGTGATGGTTAACCTCGAGGTGTAAAAGCTCGAGTGCCTCCACAACTAGCTTCCGACTGTCTGAGGGGACGATAATATCATCCCCGTAGACGGACACCAATCCTTCGAGACGTCTGATTGACCTAAGATTTACGGGCTCGTTCCGCTGTGTTAAAACAGCAGCGAGAACCACACTTAGGAAGAGCAGACTCTCTACCGGAAAGGTACAGGCGTTACCCATCGTTGAGAACTTTCTCAACTTAATCATGGCCGGGACTCTACTAGTCACGGTTTGCTCCATGAAACGGGTACGAGACGCGGCCAAGCAGGCTAATAATTTAGGGTTACCCCTAAAGAGCTGCCCTACCGCATGACACGTAACCAGATCGCTAGCATTCGATAAATCAATCGTAGCCAGCGATCCATCCCGAGACCCCTTGAGGCAAAGATCCTGGTTGAGAGTTTGATCGTGAAAACGAACAAACGCTCCAATCCAAGATCTAGCCACACGGGTATCAAAGTAGTGCTGCAGGTTCTGCTGGCACCACTGATGTTCACTAGGCTCAGCGGCAATAAGCCGTGGCTTCGTGAAGTCCTTAGGGACGCAGACCAAACGACTTGCAGGTTCTTTCGAACCCACAAATTGAGAAGTCTGTGAGTGTCTAGCCCATGCACTATAGTTATGGTAACCATAGTCAGCAATGGGAAACTCCTGTTCCAGACGTTCCGACCAGTTCTTCCAACAGTACTTGTTGGAGGGACCACGGTAGTCTGAAACAGCGCCAGGTCCATGTCTGAACCTCCAGTCACTTGGATCGTAAGATCCGAGCCCGGAGGTAACGTAACTTGATATCCTATCAAGTTTCGCCAGGAAGTTCGATAGCCGCTCTCTTTTATCAAGAGAGTGACAAACCAAACGCTCCCGGTAGACGGGGGACTTTTTGAATCCTTCATAGGTCCTCCTAACTACCTCGAACGTAGAGTTTAGATCAGATGTTCTCGATGAACAGCACCTCGCTGTCCTCCGGGATTTCCATCGAGACCGAGGTGACCGTTCGTAAGAACGCCATCTCTACATCCCGTAAGGGATACTCGATGTACACCGCGATCCGGTCGTCCAGCTTCGGGTCCGGACAATCCAGGAAGAATAACTCCTCCCAGATTGACTCCAG